CACGACAGCGCGCTTGTAATAGCTGTTCGTCGCGGTCGGGATGATGTTTTGGTTCGCGGTGATGTCGGTCGGAACCGCAAAGCCGCCGATCCAGTACCACGACTGCGCGATGATCTGTTGCAGGCGGTCGAGCGGTTCACGCGTGACCATTGCAACGCCGTCGAGCATTTCAATCAGCGCGTTGTCGTCGCCGATGTCGTTGTTCGAAATCGCCTCGTAATCGCCTTCGATCAGCGCGCCTTGACCGCACATGATTCCGCGGTGCACGTTGACCGCGCCGAGCGTTTGCTGCGGGGCTTCGGTCGTCGGGATGATGCGCAGGCCCATGATTTCGATGACTTGACCGGTCTTGAACTCGGTCGAGCCGTACTGACCTTGATAGAGCAGCTTGAAATCCTGATCCTTGAACAGACCCTTCAACTGCGCGTTGTCGGCATAGAAGTTGTACAGGCCGCCGATCGTCGGCACGCGGTTGTTACGCAGCACCGTCACGCCTGCGAGCAGGTCTTGCATCGTGAGCAGGTCGGTGCCGACGATTGCGGACGTCGAGAGCTTGCTGTTCGGGCGCAGAACCGAAGCGGCGTTCGAGGCGATGACCGAGTTACCGGCCGTTGCATCGGCGACGGTCACGTTACCCGAGAACGTCAGCGTGCCGCTCACGCCTTGCGGTGCGGTCGACACGTTCGAGCCGTCGACAGCGACGCCGGTCAGCGTGTAGCTGTTGCCGTTCGCGAAAACGACGGTCAGCGTGTTCGTGCCGGAAACCGGAACGAGAACGCCATTGACGCTCACGTACTGGAAGCCGCGCACGTCGTCGACAGCAACCGTCGCAGCCGGAGCGCCGAGGGTCGTGCGAACGCGGGTGTTGCCCGACAGGTATGCGCCGAACAGCTTGTTACGCGCGAGGCGGTCGAGCGATTGCATCGCTTGGACGCCGTTCACATGCGCGTTTTGCAGGAACTGCGACGCGATGCCGACGCGAGTCGTCACCATGTTCAGGTCCATCGTGTCGCCGTACATATCGATGCCGAGCGTGTACTGCTCGATCGTCCAGCCCGACGGCGTGAGGCCGTTGTCGAGATTCGTGTTGCCGGACGGGTTCAGCGGAGCCGTAACCGGCGCCTTCAGGCCGCGGCGGGTCTTGGTGATCGTTTCGCCGACCGCGTTCGCGAACTTCTCGCGGTCAGCGACGGCGCGATACGTGATTTGCGATTCCAGGCCGCTTTGGAACTCGCGAGCCAGGAAACCTTGCTGGATTGCCGGTTGGAGAGCGGCGGGGAAATTGCTAATCGGCATGTGATGCGTTCCTTAAAAGCAAAAAGCCCGCGCAATGGCGGGCTTCGGTTTAGGTGTGGGTGCTGCTCTATGTCGGGCGGGTTAGCGCGCTGCCTTCAGGAAAGCGGCTTTTGCTGCCTCGTAATCCTTCGGATCGGACTTGCGAACGTCGACCGGCTTCGGGTCGCCAGCGGGCGGCGGCTTCTGCGTGCTCGATGTGCTCGTCGTGCCGAAGAGATAGGGCTTTGCCTTCTTCGCGGCTTCGAACAGTTCATCGGCTCCGGTCAGGTTGCCGTCCGCGTCGAGCTTCACGCCGGCGAGGTCGAGCACCTTCAGCGCGTCGTTCACGTCGACGACGCCGTGTTTCGCGGCGACGGCTTTCAGTTCAGCGCGCAGCACGCGATCATTCGCGGCTTGTTCGGCCTTCGTGAGCGCGTCTTTGCTGCCGGATTCGAGTTCCGCGACCTTCGCTTTGAGCGTCGAGAGTTCGGTGTCGCGCTCGCTGATCTTCAGCCGCCACGACTTGTTTTCTTCGCGCAGTTCGCTCACGTACTCGCGCGAAAAGGATTCTTTCGACTGTGCCGGCGGCTTCTGATCGTTGCCGCCCGCGCCGTCGTCATCGACGCCAAGGCGGAACGTTGCGGAGAAGCCGAGCAGGAAGGAAAGGAGTTTCGAGATTCGCATGTGATGGTGTCCGGGCATCTGCCCGCCCTAAGAATGAAAAAAGCCCGCATCGAGCGGGCCGTTCGGTTTGCGCATCTGCGCGATTAGTTGCCGGTGTTGTCGACAACAGGTTTGATAGCCGTCGCCTTCGCGATTTCGGCGGCGTCCGCGTCTGCGGATTCCTTCGCGATGCGGGCGAGTTCGGCCTTCGTATCTTCAATGTCGTATTGCCCGGCAATCGAAGAAGTCGCAGTTTCCCGTGAGAGCAGACCGCCAGAGGTGAGCGTCGACAGCGTGCTCGCCTCGTTCGTCTTATCCGCCCATGTCGGCGAGTACCACGCGGGCCACTTGAGCGCGAACGGCTTATCGCTCGCGATGGCGTCGATCTTCTGCCCCTCCGAGTCGACGAGCTGCGCTTTCTGCGACGCCTTCGCGATCATGCGATAGAGTTGCAGTAAGCCTTTCTCGCCGTAGGAGATGCGTAGTTTGTCGGCGAGCCAGATAAGCGCCTGGTTCATCAGTTCCATAGCGCGACCGGACTGCGCCGCCGCGATCTTGTCGGCGTCGGCCTTGTTGCCGTGGATCGATTCGAGCGCCACTTGCCGCGCGAGCCGCACGTATTCGAGCAGCGCGTTCGTGCCGTCGCCGCTCATTTCGAGCAGTTTCGCGTCGCCGTCCGCGCCGACCGTGATCGCGTTGCCTGCGCCCTTGACGAGCGAGCCGCCTTGACCGGTCGCCGGCTCTTTGATCATCAGCGTGGGATCGCTCTGATACTTCAGCGCGCGCCCGCCTTGCGAGAGCAGATAATCAATCTCGATGTTCGTGTCGATCGCCTTCGCGAACGTGCATTTGCCGTCGATGTCGTCGCCGCCAGGCAGGTTCTTCATCCAGACGATCGGGACGAAGCCGAGTTTGTGCGATACCGTGCGCTTCGTGTCGACCACCATCTTTTGGGGGTCGTTCTCTTTCGACACCGGCATCGGATCAAACCATGCTTCAGCGCTCGCATCCCACTCTCGGCGAAACCAAAAGTCTTTCGCTGCGTCGTCGTCTGCGATCGGATAGCCGAGCGCCTTGAGCGCGCGACCCTTCGTTTTGTACAGTTCGACAACCTTCGCCAGCGTGTCGGGCGCGTCGTCTTGCCATACCGGAGTCAAGAACTGCGTATTCATCACCGAGAAGAACAGGCGATTCTTCAGCACGCGCAGCAGCACCGCAGCCGAGCCGACCGATCCGCGCGTTGCGGCGTCGATCATCACTTCGTTCAGATAGCAGTCTTTCGCGATGCGCTCCAGACCTTCGGCGGCGTCCGCGTTCTCGCTCGTGACGGTCGGGAAGTGCTCTTCGGAGAACAGCAGGCCGACCGAATCATCGACGACTTCTGAGCACAGCGCGAAACGCACCGAAGGTCGACGCTCGCGCAGCGGGATGTATTCGTCGGCGTCCGATTTCTCGGTGTGGAACGAGTAGGGCAGCACGTCGTATTGCGTGCCGTCGAGCACAGCCGTTAAGCAGCCGACTGTGTGCGCTCGATCGGGAAGGTCGTTATCCTTCGGGTGTTTGTCCCGCAAAGTCTTCCACATTCAATGAATCCGGTATTTGGTGAGGTGCGTTGAGCCGATCAGCCCGCCGTCGGGTTTGCGAGTGAGCACCGCGGAAACCGTGTCGACGTCCGTCTCTTCGAACATGGCTTCGATGTTTGCCTGCGCGTACTCCGGCGCGATGTCATGCAGTGCATGCAGCGTCGAGAAGGGTTGAACTTTCATGTGCAGCCTCGATGCGCTTGCGCGCGATGTCGAAATATCCGGGATCGCGCTCGATGCCGATGAAATTGCGGCCGGTGTTGGCGCATGCGACGCCGGTTGACCCGCTCCCCATCGTGAAATCAAGCACCGTTTCGTCGTCGTCAGTGAACGTGCGGATCAGGTCAGCCATCAGCGCGACCGGCTTTTGCGTCGGATGGAAGCCGTCGCGGTCTTTTTTGAACTGAAGCACGTTCGACTTGAATCGCTTTCCCTCGTCGAGATTGAACCGACGCCCGAAGCGCCGAACGGTCGCCTCAAGGTCCGAGTAGGGGCGAAACCACGGCTGCGCATCAATTCCGTACCGCTCGCACAGTTCCGAATACGTCTTCTCGGTGCAGAGAACGAACTGCAGCGAGTCGTAACGCATGAAGTGACACGCGCCCTGATGCCCCATTTCCGCGAAAATCTCGCGCTTGTCTTTGCCGATGAAGTCGAACACCTGCTTTGCGTAGTCGCGCAGCGGGTGCTTTCCCGCCTCGTCGTATTTTTTGAAGAAAACTAGCACGTCTTCGAAGTACGAAACCGGCGCCTTCTTCGCAAGCAGCGCATTTGCGAAGTGATCTTTCAGCCAAGCCATGCGGTAACTGAACGGAAGGTTTGCGTGCGCCTCCGTGATCAGTCGCGACGTGTACGGCTCTTGGCTAAACAGGATCATTGCGCCGTTCACGCGCAGCACGCGATTGCATTCAGCAAATATCGCGGCCGGGTCTAATGCGGAATCCCACTCAACTTTTCCGGCCATGCCGTGATCTACGCCGTCAAGCCCTTTCATCGTGCCGTATGGCGGATCGCATATAACCGCGTCGACCGACGCCGGGGCGAGCGTTTCCATCACCTGAAGGCAATCGCCCAGGCGCAAGTCATGAGTCATGTTTTATCGGTTCATGTGCTCGGATTGATGGCGTTGCGCCGGTATCCAAACGTGTTTTGTCCACAGGTAGTAACCGACCGAATCGGGCATGTGATCCGCGCCCGATTTCTTCTCGGGCTGGCCGGTGTTCGGGTCATACACAAGCTGCTCGAAGCACTGAATGACGTTCTCGCACGACGGATCGACGAAGTAGCGGCGCACGCGGTTCGCGTTGAGCAGCCATCCGTTCACGTAGTTGATGCGATCGCGAATCAGCGGGTGCGCGTTCATGTGAATGACCGTGAACCCCTTCTCGCGAAGAATGCTGATGTCCGTTTTGCCCTGCGCGCTCGTTTTCTGCTGCGTTCCGGCCGGGTCGGGATAGATCGTGATGTGCGAGAGGTCCGGCTTATCCGGGTCGAACGACGGGCGCCCGTACCGCTTCGCAATCTTGTCCGCGAGGTCGTGCGTGTTGCTCGTCATCTCCGCGAATTCGCCCACGCACCAGATTTCGCCGTTCGGCTGCTCCTGATGAACGCTCGCGCTCATCGGGTTCACGTTGAAGTCGACGCCGATGTGAAGCGGGAGCGCCGGGTTGTACGGGCAGGGCTTCACGCTCTGCGCGCGGTCGAAGCACAGATAGACGGTGCCTTGCGTCAGGTTGACGAACTCGCCGCGCAGATACGCCGCGATGAGCTGCGGCGGGTACGAATCCATCAGACCTTGGATGTAGTCGTCGGGCAGGAACGGATTCGAGGCGGTCGCCGCTTGAAGCATGCGGTACCCGCGCTTCGGCTCTTTCTTCCACGTCTTGTACGTGAATTTGAACCCTTCCGGCGTGGTGTACGCGCTGACGCGGTTCAGCATGCGCTTTCGCTTGCCGTCTTTCTGCTTGACCGTCACGCGCTGCCGATTCCGCGCGATGATCTTCTGCCATGCGAGCCGCGCTTTATCTTCGGTCAGCACATCGAGTTCGTCGACGTGCGCGCGATACGACTCGTAACCGACGATCCGCGCCGGATTTTCGAGCGTTCGTAGCACGAAGTCGCCGATGCCGCTCGACGACGTGTAGATGATGTTTTCGGTCTTGTTGTACTTGTAGCGCACGCCGATTTCGGAAAGCTTTTCCTCCATCCGCGGCGCCATGATCAGGCGAATCAAGTCGTATGTCGGCTCATACAGCGCGACCATCGACGACGACGAGTGCATGGCGTCGCGCACCGCGCAATTTGCCATCGTCTCTGATTTGCCCGTGCCGAAGCCGGCGACGAACGCGCAATATTTATCTTCCATCAGGAAGAATTCGGACTGCGGCGCGGTCATGACGAGATTAAGTTTCTTCGTCATCGCCGCCGTCTTTCCGGTACAAATGAACGTTCTCAGCCGTCACCACATGCACCGCGATTTCAGTCACGGGCGAGTCGTCGACTTCCGGGTTCTCGCGATCCATCTTGATCAACTCGGCGCGCGTGCGCTCCATCGATTCGAGCCGCTTCAGCAAGCGCTCGATGTGCGCGCCGTAATCGACGCGCTCGTGAATGCGTTCCGGGCCGGCGCTGAACTCGGTTTCCTGCTTGTCGATGAACTTGATGATTTCAAGCCCGTTCGGGTCGAGCCGCCAAGCCTCGTTTTCCGCCGCGAGCGCGCGATTGATGCGGATGCGGCAGAGGGTGATTTCTTCCGTCAGCGTGCCGATGCGCGATTCGATGTCGGGCAGGGCGTCGCGCTCTTCGTCGGTGAAGTGCTTGCCGTAAATCCCGTGCTTCGTCGCGTGCTGATTCCCCTTTGGCGCGCCCTCCGACAGCCCGCCGTGCTTTCGGCAGACCGTTTTACCCGGAACCGCCTTCGCCTGGCACTGAGCGCCGGTTGAGCGCGCGAACGCTTTGCATTGCACGCGCGTCATTGAAATCTCCTGTTGACATACGCTCTCTTTAGGGTAGTATTGGAGGTCAGCACAACCCCAAAGAGAGAGCACGAATGAAAGATAAATCGAAGCCGGCCGCGATCGAGCGACCGACGCGCACCGTGTACGTGAACCTGTTCGCGAACGGTCACGCCGACTGGTTCGACACCGAAGCCGAAGCCCGCGCGGGATTGAACGCTCGCGCGCTGAAAATTGCTGTGCCGGTTACTTACGAGGTGTGAGCATGACCAAGAAAATTGACGCTCTCGTAGACGAGGCAATGTCCCAAGCGCAGGTATTCGCCAGTGCATGGTCGCTTGTCGGCGGAATATTCGACCACGGCAACGCGCTCGAAAACGCTGAAGTCGAGAAGAAGGCGCTGCGTGCGCTCATCGCAGACCTTCTCTCCGCGAGCATCGCCGACACAGCGTCTCTTTCTGAAGCTCAGATCGACTGGATCGTACAAAGCGGCCGCGCGTTCAGCTACGACGAGATTCGCGCAAAGATTGGAGGGGTGCGAGAAGCGAGCATCGCCGACACAGCGCCCGTGTTTCGTTGCAATGACTGCGGCGGGTTCGACATCGAGCAAGTGCCGGAGACGATGAAGCCTGAGAGCATCGCCCCGCAAGCCGAGTGCGCACCGCGTGAGGCGCAGCCGGTGGCGCTGACCGATGCACAGATCGAAGCGGGATGGCGTCAAACGTTCAGCACCGATAACCCGTACTGCCCTTGCAACCTGCAATCGTTCACGAAGTCCGTTCGATGGGTTGAACGAGCAAAGGAAAAGAAATGACCTACGAGCGCGAACAGTTTGAGGCGTGGTGGTCAACGTTCTACGGCGCTTCACCGGAAGCCTTTGTCAGACACCACACAATGACGGAGCAGTACGCAAATCACGACACTGACTATGCATGGGAAGGGTGGAATGCTCGCGCTGCCTTCGCCGCCCCTACGCCTGAGCGTGCGGACGCCGACACAGCGGGGGCGCTGAGCGAGGAGGATTTGGCTGACGTTAGGGACGCTGCCCGAATTCTTGCGTATGAGGACGGCGAGAAGGGTGCGCTTGGCATGAGGCTAACATCGTTGGCCCACAGGCTTGCGGCAGCTAATAAGCCGGTTGACGACAGTCGAGAACGTTTCTGGTGCGAGCTTTGCGCCATTCACGATCCTGACGATCTGAACAAGCGCGAGGTTGAGCTTGCATGGTCTATTTGGCAAGCCCGCGCCGCTTTGAATCCCCCCGCGAGTCAGGAGCGTGCGGACGCCGACACAGCGGGGGCGAAGCTGGAAGGTGGCGAGTGGCGCGCGATCTTCAATTCCGCCCGAAGTCCTGATGCGACGTTCGAACAATTCTGTGGTTGGATGCGCGAAGAAATCGCCGCCACTCCCGCGAGTTCGGTAGCCGATGCGGCGGGGGCGAGTGAGGGGCAGGCGGACGCGCGCAGGACAGCCGAATACTGGAAAGCCGAGCACCTTGCCGGGAATGCCGAGATCGCCGCCCTGCGCAAAGAGCGCGACGAACTGTTGACGGCGCTCGCTGATTGTCGTGGTGCTTGCCCGATACCTGATGCCGGGTCTGATATTGAGGGTCATTGGGCTGCAGCAATGGGCAATCCCGGCGATGTGCCTGGGTTTGTCGCTGACTCGATCACCGCGCTGCGCGAGCGGATCGCGGGGATGGAGAAGGATGCGGAGCGGTGGCGGATCGCGCGCGAGTTCGAATACGTGACCGACTTCGAGGTGCTGGGCATCGACCAGCGCATCGACGCCGGTTTTGCCAAGGAGCCGAAATGACCGAGCAAACCATCGCGCTCGCATCCGACACCGCCCGCCTCGACTTCATGGTCCGCACTGGCGCAGTCGTGCAGTGGTACGGCGAGACGTGCCAGCTTCACGGCAGCGCAGGCGTCATTTCTGGCGCGGGCGAGTTCTACGATTCGGCGCGCGAGGCGATCGACGCGGCTATGACACGGGAGGCGCGATGCGCAAACTGACCGCGCTCGATTGGGCGCTGCTTGCCGCTCCGGTCATCGCCGCGCTCGCTTACCTTCTGCTCTAAGCCAGCCGATCGGCGACGAGCTTCGCGTAACCCACGATGTCGTGCCAGTTGTCGTGATAGTCCGGGTCGCCGTTCAGTATCCGCGCGACCTTATCCCCAATGACCTCTAGCGCCTGCTTCTGATCCGGTTGCAGGCGCTCCCATCCTGGCGCCGCCCACATCGCATCCTTGACGTTCTGCGCGATCACCGCATGGTCGGCGAACACGCCATATCGAGCGCCGCGTTCTGCGAGCGTTTGAGCAATGTCGGGCATTCGGCTTTCTCCAAATGACAGCGAAAATAGTTGTTGACTGTTCAAATCTCTCGAAGGTATGATTCATCTCATGCGCTGAACGACGCGCACCAACCGGAGAGAAGAATAATGACCGTAGCCGAACTGATAATAGCCCTGAAAAAGCTCCCGCAGGATCAGCCTGTAGCCGTGTATGACGCGCGAATCAGCGAATACCGCCCGGTGACTTACGTAGAGAGCGAGCCGCGCCGCGCCGTGGTCGACATAATATGAGCCGCCTCGCGTACTATCGACACCTGAGAGCGCAGGGCTTCGCGGCCCTTGACGCGTATCGATACATCAAGCATTGGAGCAAGTGATGACGAGCACGCCGCACACGTCATGCAGGAGAGGAACCCGCGTGCGCGTCGTTCTGCGAAATGGCGAGGTGATCCGCGCCAAGTTCATCGAGCGAACCGGTCAATTCGTCGTGCTCGAAGGGCATCGCCTACGCGGTCGCGACATCAGATCATTCTCAATCGACCGCGGCTGATCACAGCGACGCCATCGCGACCGGATCGCAGCACACCGCGCCGAGCGCCTTCCAGTGCGAGCACCAGAAGCAACGAACCAACTCGCGCGCGTCTCGGGGTTGAACCTCGGGCGCGCGCGGGTAGTTAGTGACTCGGTAGCGAATCGCCTCGCGCAACGCGTCACTCATACGCACTTCCTTTCTGTCCAGGCTCGTTGCTGTGCGTGCATTCGTTCCGGTGGTCGTTCGCTTTCGGGCATCGCTTGTTTCCGCACGTCGGGCAGAGGATCATTCGAACGCGAATGAACATGCCTTCCGCCTTGTCGCGCTCACAGCGCCAGCAGTCGCACGTCATCACATATCCCTCAGCATTGCCCGACACGCCACGTAAGCGAACGTGAGAATCGCGCAGCATCCGCCGAATGCGCCGCTTGCCACGATCGCCAACAGCGCGAACGTCATCGCCTGGTCGATCATCCAAACCTCGCAACACGCATGAACAGAATGTGCGCGTAGTCGCGCATGTGGCTGAGCTGCCGGTCGAGCAGGAAACGATCGGTGTCGGGCAGGGCGCGGTATGCGTCGCTCTTCAGGAACGCGCAGAGATTGCCGATACGCTCGTCGATCCTGGCTTGCTCGTCGACAGCACTCTTCCTGGATTCAATCGGCGGATCGACTCGCCGGAAGGTGAGATACCCGTCAGAATCCGCAAACGCCTTCGCCAACTCATTCGCGCCTTCACCGATCTTCACGCGCTCGATCGGCTCGACCAGCATCGGCATTCCGGCTTCGTCTCTCATCTCTTTCCCCGAACAGTGGAAATTGTTATTGGCTGTTGATCCCGAACTACCTCACCTGAAAGCCGGTTACAGCGCGGTTCCGGCGTCGGCGTCCCGACTGACAGGCTGGTGCGCTAAACATCGCCATTGCCTTTCGGCTGCTGAGGCAAGCGTCCTGCCGCGACTTGACTCTCATGCGCGGCGACTGGTTTACGCCTCTTTCGCAAGCCGTTCCGCTTGTTATGGAGCCAATCGCCGCGCATGAGAGAGCCGGATTTAACCGGCTGATTGCCTTACTTGGCGGGTGCAGTGAGGCCGCGCCACTTGTCACGCTGATGCGCCGATCGAATGTCTCGCCAGTCAAAAGCGCGCTCAGGCGTTTCCGCCGCGTACCCCCAGCACGCGCCATTCCAAAACTGGAACCACTTACGGCCGAACGCCGGCGCAGTCTCATACACCCCGACATGCACCGGGTTCACATTTCCCGGATACCACTTCGTTTTTTTCATCCCTCTCTCCCTAGGTAGGGGCAAAGCGCCGAGCGGTGCGCGACCTTATCGCCGAGATACCTGTGCTCCATTCGGTTACACAGTGGACGGCGGAACGGTCAAGCCGTCACCCGCGCATTCACGCTCGACGCTTCGCCCCATGATCATCCAAGAAACATCGCGATCGGCGTCGCCAGACCAACCGCGAGGCCGATCCAGAGCGTGCCGAGCACCATGCCGATGACGAACTCTTTGACGGTGTTCATTCAGTCACCCGAACGACTTCGCCCGGCTTCTTCGCCTCGCGCTTGTGCGGCGCCTCGCGCCTCAAATCCTTCTCGGAATAGCCCGGCTTGCGGTCAGGATCGTCGGTTTCCGGCTCTTCAAAAGCCCCGCCCGGACAGATGCCGACAAGGATCGGAAGGGCGATGCGACCTGCGGAGCCGAGCGAGTCGGCCACATCTTCAGGGTCGAGCGTGCCCGCGATGACCTGACGTATCAAACCTTCAAGCGCCTCGCGGTAGCCGGGGTGTTCCTTCGCCCACGGCTGAGCCACTTGACGCCCCGTATCTGCCTGCCACTGGCGCACTACCTCGTGGGTGATTTGCGCGTAAATGCGTTCTTGTCTCACCTGATACCCCGTATCGTCGTTAGATGCAGCGCATGCCCGAAGGGAACCCCTCCCGTCGTCGGATACCCTGCGTAATCCAAGACAAATCTTATCATATCTTCGGGGGATTTAATCGCCGAAAAGAGAGCGGAAAGCATCGGTTTTACCCCTATCGGATAAACAGCGAAGATATTTGTTGACTGTTACGCTACCTCGCGGATATGCTTCACACATACACCAACACCGCGAGGCCCGAAATGCTCCACTACTACGACGATTTCGAATGCGACAATTACGACGAGGAAGAGATGACTGACGAAGAGCGCCGCGCCGCTCGTGACGAGCGCGAGGCAGATCGCCACTTTGCACGGATGGACGACTATTGATGAACAGACCGCAGCTCGCGGGCTTGCCTAAACACCTTCTCGTCGAGCTTTATCGGAAGGTGATCGGCGCACCGGGTGACTATGCCCGGAACCCGAAATCGTTCTACCTAAAGGCGCTCGACGCCAGGGAGGGAACCGAACTTGCCAACATACTCGCGACCATCGAGCGTAAGCCGCGGAAGATTCAGCAGCGAACGATCGAGAAGCGGAACGCTCTAGAGAATGCGAAAGAGTTTCGCGCAATCTGTAAAGCGCTCGTCGATTGGGGCGATGACCTGGCCGACAACCGCGAAGCACTGCGCAAGCTTCAGTCTCGCGCGCGTGTATCACTAAAATGAGATTCGGTGTGCCCGGTTGCGAGGTCCGGGCTTCCGACTGATTGGCATTGGATCATGGGTGGCAACCCGATCCGCCGCGCCGCTCCGTTGAGCGGCATTTCGTTTTACGTCAGAGTTCGCGCGATCGCGCATGTATCGCACCGGCCTTCGGGGAAAGGTTGCGGCACTTGCCCGGCTTTGAAGCCTTCGGGTTTCGCGCCTCACCGCCCGTAGCGGCGGGGAAGGGCGCTGGATAAGCGGCTTCGATGCGTTGCGCATCAGACAAGGCACGAAACCCGAAGGAGCCAGTTACGCCGGCTAGTCGGCCCGATTTAAACTCGGGACTTGTGTTTTTCGAGCAGGAAAAAGAAAGGGCGCCGAGGTTTCCCAGGGCGCCCTTGAAGCACTGCTACGGAGAGTTCTTGCGGATTACTTCAACATGACAGAATTGTATTTCAGTGTCCCGCCTCTGTCAATACCTTGAAGAGATGAAACACACCGAAAATTAGTGTGTTGCGTTCATGCAACGCAAAAACTCCATCCGCTCGCTGTGGTTCAGCGTAGAAACGGCTATCAAAAATTCATCTTCACTCATCACAGATGGCTCGACGACCTGCGCGCCATCGTTTGCCAGACTCGGGACTGCAATGCTTTGTTCGCTCAACATTTTTTTTGATCCAAGGGGGTTCAGATCGGCAGTCACTGCACCGACAGGAACCAATCGTACCCCTAGCCCAAAGGTAGTACAAGAAGATGATTGAAGATTTTATTACATTCGATTAGGTGTATCGGCAACAAATACCTAACGATTTGTGATAGGCGTAACTGGTTACAAACGTCTGACTTTTGTTACGACTTGAACTTGCTCGACATGGCTTTGAGTAGCGCAGTCTGTGCGCGAATCGGATCGTTGCGGTAGAGCTGGATCGCCGTCTCTAAGAAAGCCAACTCGTCGGCGTCGGTCGGCTCGGGCGCCTGCTCAGCGCTGACGTGTACTGGCGCGGTGGCGTCCTGTTCCGCGCGGGCCTTGCGCTCGTGCTGCTGATCCATCCAGCCGTGCGACAGCTTGAACGCTTCCTCGATCTTGCGCGCGGTCGTCGGGCCGATGCCCTTGTATTTGGTGTTGATGTGTGACATGTACGCCTCGCGCACGCCCACGCGATCACCGAACAACTTGAGCATCCCCTTATCTGGCGCACCTGGATCATCTCTCCGTACCATCTCTTTGAATTGCTCAAAAAGTGATTTGAAGTTGCGGTAGCGAATCTCTGTAATGTCCATTTTTGGTCCAGTAGGCAGTGTAATTTTGGGTTCTGTGCCGCTTTGATACGGAACCATACCATGGTGAGACGACGCGCCGCAATAGAAACCCCGCACTAAATAGACGTGTTTTGTCTGAATCTTATGATAAGACATCTCTTTTTGTGCTTGCATGCTCTCTCGTGGATAGCTATACTCTCCACATCGAATATCGGAGAGGGGTGAGAACATGCAAGGCAATTCGAACATGTACGGCGTCGACACGAAGCTCGACGAGCAGATGCGCGGCCTTCCAGTGCTCACCGCGCACCGGGTATGGAAGCAGGCGGGAACGCCTGTGATGCGAGTGATCTGCGAGACAGCCGGCGTTCGCTATGAGAGCTTCGCGCTCGTTCGCATCGGCAAGAAGAATTTCACGTACACGAACGGAAAGCTCTTGCAGTACGCGATTTTCCTGTCGCTCGGCGTCGTCGTGAACCTCGACACGCTTTGCAATGCGATCGGATACCGGGAGCACGAAGAAAGCACCGAGCGCCGCGCATTTGAAGCAGCGAAGGTGTCGCTGTGAACTACTACGAGCACCACATCGGGGATTATCGCAAGGACACGTCTCATCTGTCCCTGCTTGAGCACGGCATATACCGCCAACTGATCGACACCTATTACACGGACGAAAAGCCGCTCACTCTCGACCATGCGAAGCTTATGCGATCGCATAGCGTTCGCAGTGCGGATGAAGTGCAGGCGTTTCAAAACGTACTCTCCGACTTCTTCATTCGCACCGAAGAGGGATACGTTCACAAGCGCTGCGAGGCTGTCATCGAAGCCTACAGAGCCAAGTCGGTGAAGGCGTCGGAGTCGGCAAAGGCCAGATGGAGCAAGGGAAAGAGCGAAGGTAGTGCAGACGCTATGCGATCGCATAGCGATGGCAATGCTAACCATAAACCAGTAACCAGTAACCAAGAACCAGTAACCAAAGAGAAGAAACCCCGCGCAAAGCGCGTATCGTCTCCCGACGATTTCGACCCGATGGCTTGGATGCTTGAGCGCGGCGTCGATGAGAGGCATGCGAAAGACTGGCTCGCAGTGCGCAAGAAAAAGGGCGGAGCAAACACCCTGACGGCGTTTGAGGCCGTTGAGAAGGAGGCGGCAAAGGCCGGCATCACCTTGGCTGACGCCGTGCAAATGTGCGCAGTCCGATCGTGGCGCGGCTTCGAGGCCGAATTCCTGACGAACCGCCAAAGCGCGCTCGATCTGGCGAAGCAGGTTCAACAAAAAGCGGGTAGTAGATCGGCGGGAAATACTACCCAAAAGAGCCGATTTGATTTAAAATCTACGCAGTACGACGGCCCTACTGATGCGCCGTTCGACTTCTGACCGGGGATGGAAATGAAAGCAATCGAGACGGAACGCTTGACTTGCGACACGCACGGCGAGTTCTTCGCCCGCGCCATCGTCGGCCGCGACGGAACGCCGATCCTGCGCATCACGCATTGCGGCAAGTGCGCGCAGGTCGAAGCCGATCAGCGTCAGGCTGACGAATCCGCGAAAGAGGCAAAGGCGCGTCAGGCTCGCATCGAGGCGCGATTCGCGCAGTCGGGCATCCCGAGCGGCTTCGTAAAGCGCACGTTTGAGACGTTCCGCGCAGATACGCCAGAGCAGCAAGCCGCGCTCGACCGATGCCGCCGCTTTGCCAGCGAATTCCCGGCCGCGCTCGAAACCGGCGCATCGCTCGTCATGCTCGGCGGCATCGGTACCGGCAAAACGCATCTCGCGGTCGCGATCGCGCACCAAATCATGGCACGCGCGCATACGGTCATGTACAGCACGGCGATGGAACTGGTCGCGCGCATTCGCGACACCATGCGCCGCGACGCGACGGTGAGCACGACCGATCTTGTCGACATGGCCGGCGCGGTCGATTTGCTCGTGCTCGACGAGTTCGGCGTTCAGGGAGCGACCGAGGACGTGCGCGCGCACCTGACGAACGTTCTCGATCGCCGTTATCGCAACGCAAAGCCGACGATTCTGATTTCGAACATGAACGGGCAAGAATTCGCCGATTACGTCGGCGATCGGGTTGCCGACCGTCTGCGCGAGCGATCGCGTGCGATTCAGTTCAATTGGGAATCGCAGCGCACGAAAAACCGTCTCGCCGCGGGGTTCTGATGAACACGAGCGCCGAATCCCTCATAGCGCACGAGGCCGAAGGAAAAGCCGACCGCCAGCGCATCGCCGTCGAGCGCTTCTTGCGGACGATCTATCCGGCCGGCGTCACGCGCAACGCCATCTCCCGCGCGCTGCGCCTCCCGATCCAGTCGGTGACGGGTCGAGTGAACGAACTTCTCGCGACTGGCGCGGTAATCGAGCCGGGCGCGCGGATCAAAGACCCGATCACGCGGCGCACATGCAAGCTCGTCGCGAGCGCGCCGGATTTGTTCGCATGACGTGGGCGAGACGCGGCGACACGCGGAACCCACTGGATATTTTGATCGAGCGCGAAGAGCGCAACCCCGAGTGCAGGCACTGCACATGGTCATTAGGCAAAACGGAACTGCTGGGAGACTGGATATGCGCGAAGGATCGAGTAATGCGGGCGCGGTGCGTGGAGTTCACCCCTTTGCAACGGTACATCGAGCGCTCGAAAGCGTATTCGAAACGCTCGCACTAGCCTCCGCGGTGAAGGTGCCGGGATATTCGGAATCCGTCGCGCGCAGCACGGTCACGGAAAAACAGGACTGGACCGACCGTGTGACCAATGCGGCGTGGGCGATGCAGGCTGTCGAATCCACGCTGACCGCCATCGAGCGCGCTGCGGTCGTCGCGCGCTATCACCGCGACCCTGGCACGCTTCGCCGGTACGAAGGGCGCCGCTGGAGCGCGCAGAAGGCCGACGACGCCGACCAGAAGCACGCGCACGCTCTCGCGTTGCTGAAGTTTCACCTTGCCTATACGCACGTCAATCAAGACTTGCTAGAGGCTGTCATCGCCCGCGAATTCACTTTTGGCGAAACGTACATGGAAACGACGCGCCAAATCAGCGACCGTCTGAGCGTGAGCAAATCGGCCGTCGACCGCCTCGCGCAGAAAATCACGCGCGCCGTGCATGCGCTCGAAGTCTCCGCGCACCAGGCGCTGAAAGAGCGTTTCGCCGAACTCGGGTTTGTGCCGAACTAGTTTCATCTCTTTTTGATAGAAAACGCTTGACACTACCTATCCATGAGATATGATTCATCTCAGCAGCAAACACAACCACCAGCGAAAGGAAACACGATCATGAGCCAGCCGATAATACCTCCGCAGTTCAAAGAACTCATCGAAGCAGCTCGCTTCAGCGCACAGAGCGGCGTTGAAGTCGCAGAAATGCTTATCCAGCAAGACGGCGGCGACGCACGATCGAGCCGCGTCTATCTCAAGCGCCAGCAGGCTCGCGCCGCTGAAATCGAGCGTCAAATCATGCTTCTCTCGCGCATGACCGGCCTTTTTACCAAGGTGCTGTCATGAGCGCCCGCGCTTTCGATTGGGTCCTCGCTATCGGCTTCGGCCTGTTTCTCGGTTACTGCGCTGCCAAGGGGATTTACCCGGTATGAACGACGACGACCGCGAAGCACAGCAATATCTCGAAGAGCAGGAACAGCAATACCTCGAAACCCACGGAGAGAACGAAAATGAAAACGTCTGAAAGCCTCGGCAAGATCGCGCCGGCCCTTCTGCAAGCTCAGCGCGAAATCCGTTTCGCAGCGAAAGACGCGAAGAACCCGCACTTCAAGAACACGTATGCGGACCTGCCCGCAGTGATCGACGCCGTGAAAGGCCCGCTGAACGACGCCGGCATTATTTTCATCCAGACGCCCGCGCCTTCCGACGACGGCAAACTGCACCTCACGACGCGCCTGATTCACGAGTCGGGCGAATGGATCGAGTCGACGGCGGTCACGCCGCTCCAGAAGGCCGATCCGCAGGGCGTCGGTTCCGCCATCACCTACATGCGCCGCTATTCGCTCGCGGCGATTACGGGTCTGTATCAGGACGATGACGACGGCAACGCCGCATCAGGCGTCGGTCAGCAGCAGCGCACGCAAGCGCCGCAAGCCATGAAGCCCGCCGACGTCAAGCGCCACGTCGCCGCGATCAGGGGCGCAAAGACTGGCGAAGCGCTCAAAGCCGCGTTCGATGCCGCGCGCAAGCATGCGAGCGAACTGAACGACGCCGACGCTTACGAGCAATTCAAGCTCGCAAAGCAGGAAGTCATCGACGCGCACACGAAGCAAGAGCCGGCCGAAGCCGCGGCGTAATCACACACCCGGCGCCACGCGCGCCGGATAGCGAAGAGAGGGATGACATGAGTGCAAGAGAGAACACTGGCGAGTACTTCAGTGTCGAGCAGGCATCCGCGCATGCCGCCGAGTTCTGCCGGAAGAATCCGGCTTGGATTCGGGTGTGCGACATGCCGGATACCGAGGAAGTCGACCGCGCGCTCTATGTCCACTGGGACGAGTTGAGCAAAACGCAGCAGGAATATTGGGGGAGCGAGTACGCCTACGACGAGTTCGCGACGCGGCGCTGCAAGGTAAAGCAAGGCGTCATGACCGGGAAGGGCGAGTTTTACGACAGCATCATGCAAGCGCCCTTGTTCCACAACGTCATGTGCATGTATCGCGTCGGCGTGAAGCGTGCGAAGGAATGGCGCGAACAGCGCGCTCAAAAATGATCGCCCACCCCCTGCGCCAAGCCGCGCGCCGCGACCTCGACGCGCTGGCACTGGCAAAAGAATCAACGCCCGCACTTGTGCAAAACGCCTGCTCATCATTCGCGGCAATGCTCGCGCATATGACAGGTCAGAAAGTGACGGTCTGGATCGATAATGTGCCGATCGCACGTAACCCGCGCCAAGCGCGCGCATAGCAGAAGAGAGGAATGAAATGGCTAGTTACCAGAAAGTAATTATCGCGGGCAACCTAGGGCAAGACCCGGAAGTGCGCTACTTGAGCAACGGCGATGCGGTCGCGAGCTTCAGCGTCGCCGTCACCGAGACGTGGAAAGACGCGAGCGGCGAGAGGAAAGAGAAAACCGAATGGTTCCGCTGCGCGTGCTTCAAGCGCCAAGCCGAAATCGCAGGCGAATATCTGAAGAAGGGCGCGCAAGTGCTCGTCGAAGGCAAGATGCAAACGCGCTCGTATGAGGCGAAAGACGGCACGCAAAAGTACGTGACCGAGCTGCGCGTCGACACGTTCAAGATGCTCGGATCGCGCTCGGATAACGAAGCAGCGCCGCGCAATCCGTCGAACGGAGCGCCCCGCCAGCAGCGCACGAATCAGAAGCCGCAGCAGCCGAGCGGCGGATTCGATGACGACGACGATTCGATCCCGTTCTAACGACAATCGCCCGGCCCCGCGCCGGGCATCACCGAGCGAAACGAAAATGCACGCTAACGAACGAAAGATCGGCTACATCAACCCGCTCGAAGTCGCGGGAAAGATTCTCACTGACGCATGCCACGGCGCCGCCGCGCAATGGTGGATCGACCTCGAAACCGGCGCCGATATGCGCAAGGCGAACAACGTGCCCGAAAAGCTGATGCTGATCGTGTCGGAAGTCGCCGAGGCGATGGAAGGTCATCGCAAAAACCTGATGGACGACAAGTTGACGCATCGCCTGATGATCGAGGTCGAGCTGGCCGACGCCGTAATTCGCATCTTTGACCTGGCCGGCGCGAAGGGTTACGACGTCGCGGGCGCGATCGTCGAGAAGTTGGCGTACAACGCGCAGCGCGCGGACCACAAACCCGAGAATCGCCGCGCCGCTGGCGGAAAAGCATATTGAGGACAGCATGACCGAACAAACGAAGAACAGCGCAGAGGCATCGCTAGAACTGCGCGCGGCGCTCCACAAACTGGAGCAGACGATGACGAGCGGCGTCAACGCGGACAGCGTGAAACTCGCGCTCGAAGTCTCCCGCCACGCGAGCGAGGTTTTGCGCGCAGTCGTCGACGAGCGCGCCGTGATGATCGGGCAGGAACTGATCGCGAAAAAACTGCGCGAAGCCGCTTGACGGTTCCGCACCTCGCGGGTATTCTATCAACGTGGTCAGAACGAAGGCGTCTTTAGCGGCGCCTCTTTTTGGCCCTATAAAACTACCTCGGAGAGATGAAATGACGCAGTTAGAGATTGTGTGCGACATCGAAACCGTGCCCTCTCAGCGCCCTGAACTCATCGAAGAAATCCGCGCTGACCTGCGCGAGAACTTCAAAGCGCCGTCGGACATGACGAAGGAAAAAGCGTGCGCCGAACTCGGCATGAAAGACGCCGACCAAATCAAATTCACGTCGAAGGCCCGCGCTCTGGAAATGTGGGTCGAGCGCTTCCGCGATGAAAAGCTCGAAGAGACGGCGCAAGCGACGCTCGCGAAAACGTCGTTTGACGGCGCGCAAGGTCAGGTCGCAGTGATCGGCTTCGCGGTCGACGAGCAGCCGGCCGTTGCGCTGAAGGTCGCGGACCTGACGCAAAAGGCCGAAGCCGAAATGCTCGCCGAGTTCTTTCATGTGATCCGCGATCTGTTCTCGCCGGCGCTCATGCGCAATCCGGTTTTCGTCGGTCACAACCTCGCCGGCTTCGATCTTCCGTTTTTGTACAAACGCGCGGTGATCCTCGGCATCAAGCCGCCGCCGTTCATCCCGTTCGGCGCGGCGCCGTGGTCCGATCACATTTTCGACACGATGACGCGATGGGATGCGCGCAACAATATCTCGCTCGACAAGCTGTGCAAGGCGCTCGGCATTGCGGGCAAGACCGAAGGGCTTTGCGGCGCTGACGTGTGGCCGCTGATCCAGCAAGGCCAGATTCAGGCGGTCGCGGACTACTGCAAGGATGATGTCGACGCCGCGCGCAACGCGTACAGGCGCATGACGTTCCGCCCGATCATCGAAGCGAAGGCCGCGTTTCAGCTCGAACTCGACCCGATGCCGTTCTAACTGAGAACCACCATGCACACCGTCATCGTTCCGCACCTGTCGGCTTACTCGGAATACTCCCGCGTCGATGGCGGCGCATGGTTCTTCCGGCGCAGCGTATCGCTGTCGGACATAACCTGGTGTTGAGCAAAGGAACCCCATGAAACGCTACTTGCTAGCCGCGCTCGCGGCGGTCTCACTCGCCGGATGCACCGATGACAATGTTGCACGGCACGCGCTCGAATCGTCGGGATTCACCGACGTCAGAATCACCGGCTACGCCTACTTCGGCTGCGACAAAAACGACACATTCCACACCGCATTCGAGGCGCGCGGGCCGAAGGGTCAATTCACGCAGGGCGTCGTCTGTTCCGGCCTAATGAAAGGCGCGACGATCCGCTTTGAATGAGCAACACCGCGCGGAGGCATGGCAACGCTTCCGCGACGCCGCAAAAGACGGGCGCCAAGGCTATTACGCAAAGGCCGGCGCGCTCGTCGAGAAGGTGCGGCAAGAGCACGGCGAGCGGGCGGCGCAAATCGCCCGCAAGGAACTGAACGAATTCATCAAGAGCGATAAGCGCACATGAAGGAACCGAAAAACGGCGTCGAGCACGTTCCGAGCGAGTCGACCGAGCAGATGATGTTCTTCAAATGGGTTCGCGTCGCGTTCCCGAAGTTGATCGCGTTCCATGTGCCGAATGGCGGGAAGCGATCGTTGCGCACGGCGGTTCGGCTGAAAAAAGAAGGCGTCGCCGCTGGCGTGCCCGACATCATCATCGGCAAGCCGTGCGGCATCTACTGCGGCATGTACATCGAACTGAAGCGCACGAAGGGCGGCGCACTGAGCGAGTCGCAGAAAGACATGATCCGCGAGCTGCGCGCAGAAGGCTATTACGTCGCAGTGTGCCGCGGGTTCGACGAAGCGCGCGAGGAATTGATCGGGTATCTGAACCTCGGAGAGCATCGCACGTATGGATGAATGCGCCGTCATCATAAACGAGCGCACGCGAGCGCAGGCCGCGCGCGCCGTCGTCACCGCGCCCGATGGGTGGAGCGCTGTCATCAAGCCCGCGACGCGCTCATTGCAGCAAAACGCGCTTCTGCACGCGCTGTTCAGTGACCTGTCGAAACAAGCCAAGTTTCACGGGCGCACGCTCAGCGCGGCGCAATGGAAGGTGCTGATGATCAGCGGTCACACGGTCGCGACGGGCGGCGGCGCTGACATCGTGCCCGGCATCGAGGGCGAATTTATCAACCTCAGAGAGTCGTCGGCCGGCATGTCGATCCGTCGCATGACGAGCCTGCTCGAATACGTCATCGCCTGGTGCGCGATGAATCAAATCAGACTGCCAGCGGGGAAGGGCTATGAAGAATACGAAACCAGTCATTAAGCGCGGCGAGACGTATCACCGCCTCATCGAACTCATGGGCGTGTCGCGTCGCATGTTCACCGAGAAGCAGATTCGCGACGCGCTCGGCGTGTCGTCGGCGACGTCATGGAAAGTGCTCGAACAGGCGCTTGCCGATCGCAAAATCTATATCTGCAAGTGGCTCCGCGCGGTCAACACACCGAAAGGTGGAGTCATGACGCGCGTGTTCCGCATCGGCGCCGGGAAAAACGTCCCGAAGCCGCCCGCGCTGACTGGCGCTGAATACACCGCTCTGCACCGCGCGCGCAAGAAAGCAGCCGCGATCGTCGACGAGCAAAAGCGTGTCAAGCGCGAGCAGCGCGAAGAGGCGCAGCGCATCAAGAGAGAGGCGCGCGAGGCCGCGAAGCTCCAGGCGAAGCAACAGAAGGAAGCCAAGAAGAAAACCAGCGCATGGCACGAGAAGCGCGACGAGGCTCGACGCGTCGCACGCGAGGCGAGAGAGGCGGCGAAGGTGGATGCCGAAGAGCGCGCGATGATCGCAGCCGATGCGAAGGTGCGCGAAGCCAGCGAGAGGGCGCAGCGCGAGACGACAGAGCGAATCAAAACGCTCATCGCGCAGCAGCCGCGCAACCCGTTCGCTGTGGCAATGGCGCAGCTCTAAAAATTCGCGCTCAAACACTACCTTTTGGAGATGTTTTAAGGTAGGATTGAGTCATCGAACAGGGAGCAAACATGGACTACGGCAGCGTGTTCAGCGGGATAGAAGCCGCGACGGTCGCATGGCATGAACTAGGGTGGCGGGCGGCATGGCTATCTGAAATCGAAGCGTTCACGTCGGCGCTGCTCGCGCACCGCTACCCGGACGTTCCGAATCTCGGCGATATGACAAAGATCGCGCGAAAAGTGTTGATCGGCGAAGTCGCGGCGCCTGATGTGTTGGTCGGCGGATCGCCGTGCCAAGCGTTCAGCGTCGCGGGATTGCGCGAAGGGCTTTCCGATGAGCGCGGACAACTGACCATTAGCTACGTGAGGCTGCTCGATGCAATTGACTATATTCGAAGACGCTCAGGAAAGCGCCCCGCCGTCGCAGTTTGGGAAAACGTGCCGGGAGTCCTCTCGTCCAAAGACAACGCCTTCGGATGCTTTCTTGGAGCGCTTTCCGGAGAAGATGAAGAACTTCAGCCGCCAGGGAAAAAATGGGCGAACGCTGGTTGTGTGTTTGGACCCGCGCGAACAATCGCGTGGCGAGTCCTCGACGCCCAATATTTCGGAGTGGCCCAACGACGCCGCCGTGTGTTCGTTATCGCAAGTGCTCGAAAAGACTTCAATCCCGCAGACGTACTTTTTGAGTTCGACGGCGTGCGCCGGGATTTTGCGCCGAGCAGAGAAGCGGGGCAAGAAACTGCCGGAACCCTTGCATCGCGCACTGGTGCAGGCGACTTTCCCGGAACCGACGAAGCATGCAGCGGATACCTGCAGCCCGCAAAAAGCCGCGTAACTTGGCCCGCAGAGATTGCCTGCACGCTCAACGCGGCCTTCGGCGAAAAACTCGGTCTGGAGAATCAGCACATCAACGCCGGAGCACCGCTGTTCGTGCCGTCAGTCTGCGTGACCGAGACGTTCGCGATTCAGGCGGGCGCGCTCCGAACGAACCCGAACAGTGGGCCGGATGGTATCGGCGTTCAGTCGGGCATCGCGTACACGATGGAAGCTCGCGCGGAAGTGCAGGCCGTCTGCGTGACCGGCGACATCACGCACACGCTCAAGGCGGAAGGATTCGACGCGAGCGAGGATGGAACCGGGCGCGGGCAGCCGATTGTGACAGCAGCGTTCGATATTCAGCAGATAACGAGCGCGACCAATCGCTCGACCGTCCGCGATGGAGCTCCAGCGCCGACGATCGCGAAGGCGAGCCGGATGCACGCGATTACGGGTGTTGCCGTGCGCCGCCTGATGCCGATCGAATGCGAGCGCCTTCAGGCGTTCCCGGATTCGTACACGCAGGTTCCTGTTCGCGGCAAGCCAGCGGCAGACGGCCCGCGATACAAGGCGCTCGGAAATAGCATGTGCGTCAACGTGATGCGCTGGATCGGCGAGCGAATCGACGTCAAAAATTTGTCCGCTAATACTACCTTTTAGCGATGAAACACGGTAAGATGGATCACATGGAGGTAGCAGTTTGAGCAAGCACACGCCAGCAGCAGAGCGCCGCTACATGGGATACGTCGCGGCGCGCGGTTGCTGCGTGTGCAAGCGGATCGGTTACGACGTCGACGGGATGCAGGCAATCGTTCATCACGCGATACACAACCGGTTCGGATGGGGCAAGGCGTCGAACTACAGAACGATCCCGCTCTGCCACACGCACCACGCAGACCCGCATCAAGGCGTTCACGGTCTGAACGCCGAAGCATTTGAAGCGATGTACGGATTCACAGAGCAAGAACTGATCGAAGAGACGCAACGCGCGCTTGCCGATCATGTGCCAGAAAACGAGAGGGTCTACCAGTGAAGTCAATCAGCACCAGCGAGATATTGGAGTTCATGCAAGAGGGAAAGGGATATTCCCGTTCCTCTTTCTACGGCGCTTTCCCTGACGTCGAGCCGCGCCTGGTGAATGACGCGCTGCTGCTGCTGACGACGCGCGGCGAAGTGTGGAACGGCAACATGACGACATACGTCAAGTTCGCTCCGAAGGCCGCGAGCAAGGGCGCAGAGCCGATTATCTGCCCCTCGCACAATTGGGGAAACCTGAGCGGATACGACGCCGGCTTGCGCGGGTTCCGCGGCGCGGCAGAGGCAACGCGCGGCGCGGGGTACAGGGCGCCGGAGTTCGGCGGGAACGCGATGACCGGACGCGCGGGCAGCGAAGGGTTTGCGGGGCGCGCGATGGGCTTCCGGGTGATGAAATGACCGACGCAGAAATCATCGCCGTCGCGCTCGCGCACTACGCGGCGCGCGCAGTCGGCGAGGCCGGCGCAATGAAAGACCCGGCGTTTCGCTTTCCGGGCGGCGGCAGGCCGACGGCAAAGCAGGTTAGCAACGCGTTCCGGCTCGCGGAGCGCGCGCGGCAACTATGGCTGAATCAGCGGGGGAAGGTTTGAACATTTATCGACACAAATTCATCGCGGCATGTCCCGCGAACGGCGCGCAGATCGCGTACGAGCTCGTCATCGAAACCGACAAGATGATCCACGTCGAGCACATCACCACCGCGGCTGCGCTCCACAAATCCGGCTATCACGAAGAAATTGCTGATGACTTCGCGCAGCGATTCGGCGGAAAGCAAACCATGAAGGCGCATCACCACGGCGTCGACATCGAAACTCGGCGGGGATTCTAATGAAAGCATGCATGGCGTATCTCGCGGCGATCGTCGCGATCAATTTCGGCTTCGAGCACACGAGCGTCGTCATGCTGCCAGGCGGCGCCGTTTGGCCCCCGATGAGCATTGCCGTCGGCGCAATCTTCGTGCTGCGCGACTATGCGCAGCGCGCGGCCGGCGACGTCGCGGTGATGGCGTGGATGATCGCGGGAGCGGTGATTTCGTATTTCATGGCGTCGCCGGCGATCGCGGCGGCAAGCCTTGCAGCGTTCGTCGTCAGCGAGGCGGTCGACTGGCTCGTGTACACGACGACCAAGCGCAGCATGGCGCAACGCGTCGCGCTGTCGAGCGTCATCAGCGCGCCGATCGACTCCGCGGCGTTCTTGTACCTGATCGGCATGCTTTCGCCGACGAGCGTCGCGATTATGACTGCGAGCAAGGTCATCGGCATTACGGCTTGCATGGCAGCAACGCGCCGGAGCCTCGCATGATCCACTATCACGGTTTGCCGATCACGCCGGCGACTGCGGCAGTCGCAGCAATCTCAGGCGGTCATGCGTTCGTGTCGTTCCGCCATCCCGGGCAACTCGGCATCGCGATCGAGTGCGCGCAGACATTCGCCGTCGACAATGGTGCGTTCTCCGCGTGGATGAGCGGCGATCCGGTGAAGGATTGGGCGCCGTTTTACGAATGGGTCGACGAGTTGCGCCGTTATCCGGCGTTCGACTTCGCGGTGATCCCCGACGTCATCGACGGCGACGAGGCGGCGAACGACGCGCTGGTCGAGGAATGGCCGCACAGCCCGTTCGTCGGCGCTCCGGTGTGGCACATGCACGAAAGCGTCGCGCGGCTTGTGCGACTTGCAGATCAGTTCCCGCGTGTATGCATCGGCAGTTCAGGCGCGTTCTCGACCGTCGGCACGACGGCATGGTATGCGCGGATGGCCGAAGCGATGAATTCGGTCTGCGACGAGCGCGGTCGTCCGCTGTGCAAACTGCACGGTCTGCGCATGCTGAACCCGGACGTGTTCACGCGCTTCCCGTTTGCCAGCGCCGACAGCACGAACATCGGGCAGAACGTCGGCATTGATAGCAAATGGAAAGGGCCGTACACACCGGCGAGCAAAGAGGCGCGGGCGCGCGTCATGCGTGAGCGCATCGAGGCGCATCAATCGCCGATGACCTGGAACCGAGATGCCGCGCCGATACAAGCCGAGTTTTCGCTCGAAATGTGCGCTGGTTGACATAAGGCCAATTATCGAATCGAAATCGCGCGCCACACTGCGACCCATTTCGCGGCGCGCGCCTTGTCGATTTGCTCGCGCGCGACGATCAATCGATCGACCGCGAGGCTCATGCGACGCAGTGCGTAGGCGGATCGCTGGTATTTGTCTTTTCTCAAAATGCGAGCGCCCCTTGCGGATCGGGTTCGAATTCGAACCGCAAGGCAGTTACCTTGCGACCCGCTTTGACGGGAGTCCAATTAACGATCAGACCGTTTTTCTCGCGCAACTCTTTCACGGCCGGCTCGATCACGCGCAAGCGTAGTTCCTTGAAGTTTGCGCGCGCGGTCGGCGTCGCGTCGGTTGCATCCTGAAATTCGGCGATTGTGGGCGTCCATCGGCCAGTGCCTTGCCACGATCGAAGGCACTCGAAAAGACGCCAGGAATAGATCGAACGGAACGCTGCTGCATGCTTGAGTTTGTAGGTCGTGAATTCCGTCCGAAGGCCGAACAGAAACGGCACGATGTCGGGATGCCATCGAACCTCAACGTACCCCTCGCCGGGCGCATAGGTGTTCGTGATCGTCCAACTTCTGACGACTTTTTGCATCTTGCCGCGCTTTCCGGGGCGCTCCATGACGATTTTCGGCTGCTGCAACTCTTTGGCGCCGGTCTGAAGTTGCTCGTATGCAGTGTCGAGCGTGACCTCGAACGTCTCGGCGTATTCCATCGCCGTGAGCCTCACAACCCACATTGTTTGATCCTGCAAGCCTCGCATGTCAGTGCTGTCTGTCTTTGCGAGCGCCGCCGCGATGAATCGCTTTTCTGGCAGGCTCAGGCCATGCGCTGAACGCGTGATCGCATTTGCCATGTTCACGTTTCGGTCGGCGATCGACGTTTGGCTATTCGGCTTTGCAGTGAGAGAGCGCTTCGCGGGCATTGGTGTGACTTCCCGGTTATTGGTGGGAGACATAACAATACCACCAAAAGCGCCCCGTTTTAATACCGTTTTTCCGTTTTACATCGTTTTAGACGGTGCCCGCGCCTTTCCCGATAAGGGTTTGCGGCCCGCTATTGGTGGAGCCGCCCGGTTCTATTGGTGGAGCCGCCCGGTTAATTGGTGGAGCGGCCCGGTTTATGGTGGAGCGGCCCGGTTCTATCCACAGGACGAAGATGGTACCAGTAGCTACTAGTAACCCTCTCGCTCGAGCGCCGCCAAGCCATCCTCGAACACCTTGCCGAGCGGCACACCATTCCGGTCGGCGAGCGCGTAGAAGCGTGCGATTGCGTCGGCCGTCGTCTTGATGTTGATCTGCTGATTGCGCCCTGTTGCGTTGCGTCGCTTGTTTGCTCGAGCACCCTGCCCGGCTCGACGGCTCGGAAAGTCGTGATCCCTCGAGAGTTGATCGATCGCCTTTTGATCGACCGAGGGCGCCTCGCGCCTCGAGGGTTTCGGCTTGAATTCATCAGCGAGATTCGTCGGCGAGAGGTCGGCGAACGCGTTGTGTCGCTCGATCATGCAGCACCCCGCTCTTCTGATACGGCATTGCGCCGCAAAGTCTCGAGCACTTCGTTCATGAAGCGCTCAGCGTTGGCGATCGCCTTGGGAACGTTGGCGACGTCCGCAGGCTCGAGCGCCTCGAGCGGTACCGAAAACGAGAACATGCCGCGAAATGCCTCGCGCTCGTTGAGTTCGGTGTCAAACATCGGAACGCCCGCCTCGCGTAACGAGTTTGCGATGTGCGTCATCGTGCGCGTGCGGATCGCTGAATTTGTGCGGGTAAAGAGCACGGCTCGAGGAACGGAGCGGCGCGCCATACGTTCCTGCTGCGCAATAACCTTGAGCGCCCTACTCGCCTGATCTGCGTCAAGTTCGGACGGCTGCATGGGGATTATCACGAGGTCGGCTTGACTGACCGCCAGGAGCGCGATTTTATCGGCCGTTCCCTCGAGGTCGACGATTACAAACGGCGTCGAAGACGCCGCGCCGTCGATCGCATCCAGAATCGATTCCTCGTCGACGTCCGACACGATCTCGAGATTTTCAGGCCGACGCCCTCCCCTCCCCCACTTTTTCAGCGGCCGGTTAGGGTCTGCGTCGATCATTGTTACCGCCGCGCCGTGCTTGGCGAGCTGCGTTCCGAGGGTGAGCGATGACGTCGTTTTCCCGACGCCACCTTTTGGGCTGATGAATACGATTGTCGGCACTGGCGGCTCCCGAATTGGTATCGGAAGCTACCATATACCATTTGATACTAGTAGTCATCAGTACCATAAGTTACCAGTAGCTACCAGTATCCTATGGTACTAGGTGATAGCCGAATCACTTCTCGATGTACCCGCGCGCCTGCATCTCGCGGACATACGCCTGCAACGCCGTAAGCTTGTCGATCTCGCGCTGATCATCGCCGGCTACTTCTGCAAGGCCGCCTGCAACCGCTGGAGCGAGGTCCGCGACGGCGGGGGAGTCATCAGCGCTGACGGCGGCGCCGGCGCTTTCGCTTGCGGAAGCGCAACGGGTGACGTGGACTGACACGCGCTCAGCGCCGGAAGCGAGACGAGCGCGATAATCAAGAGCATCTTTCGCATGCTGCGATACCTCTGCGTTGAATTGAGTTTCGATCGCCGCTACCTTCGACTCGGCGGCTTGCTGATTGGCGAGCGCCGCGGCGAGCGCCTTCGATGTCGCTTGCGCGGTCGCCGCCTTTTCCGCGTTCCATTGCGCGGAGACGTGCGCCGCGCCGAAGTGCCAACCGAGCGCACACAGCGCGGCGGCAGCGAGCGCGACGAGCGCCGCGCGCCAGTGATCGGCGACGAAGCGCCAGGCGAGCGCGAGAGCGGCAATCATTGAGAAACCCCCAAAATGAGGCGTGGGCCGACCGAAACTTGAATAGTTCGGCTATCGACGCGCGCGGTTGTCGTGATGGTCACGGTGACGTCATACGTGACGCCCGATGCGCCGCCGCCGAGCCAGAACGTCACGACGCCGCCCGACACGCTCGTTGTCTTGCCTATCGGGTTGACGGTGATGCCCGCCGCGGCGGTTACGTCGGGCGAGCCCTGAATCGTTTCGCCGCTCGCGAGCCAAGCCGAAAAATCGATCTGATAGTCGAGCACTGCGGCCGGCGCTTTCGGCGGCAACGGTTTGAGAAAAGCCATGTGATTCCCTATGTTGAGGCCGTGATTCGGCGCACTTCAGGCGGCACGACAAAGCGCCGCGATTCCGGCGTCACGCGCGCGGCGCGCGCCTCGCGAGAAACGGGCGCTCGGCGCGAGTCTCGATCGACCGCGGCAATGCGGCGCTCCATCGGAACCGCGAAGCGAATCGGGTTCGGCGTGCTCGTGTCAATGACGACGCCGAGAATGCGCGCGGAGACGCCAGCAAGAGAGCCGGCGAGAGTGCCAGACGGGTTAGAGAAGGTGAGCGCCGAGAATGCGCCAGAAACGCCCGACAGCGCCCCCGCCATCGCTCCCGATGGGTTGGCATAGGTGATGCCAGAGAAGGCGCCTGACGCGCCCGCCAGCGCGCCAGAAACAGCGCCGCCGATGCCGAGCGCGCCGGATAGCTGACCGGATGCGCCCGCAAGCGCGCCCGCAAGCGCGCCGGTCGGCAGCATCGTCATCGAGCCAGCGAAAGAACCGGTCACACCAGCAAGCGCGCCAGACAGCGCCCCGCCGATGCCGGTGTATGAGCCGCCAGCGAAAGAGCCGGTGACGCCCGCGAGCGATCCGGCCAGCGAACCGGCAATCGATTCGCCGCCCGACATCGCGCCGGATACACCGCCGAGCTGCGCGCTGAACGCGCCCGGAATCGACTCTGCCGCCGAGAGTGCGCCGCTGACGCCCGCCAATGCGCCGCCGAGCGCCGCGCTAAACCTCTCCTGCGCTGCGAACGCGCCAGTGACGCCGACCGTCGAGCCGCCGAGCGTCGCGGAGAACGATTCAGACGCCGCGAAATCGCCGGCAACGCCCGCCAGCGCGCCAGAGAGCGAGCCGGAAATCGACTGTGCGCCAGAAAATGCGCCGACAGCGCCGGAGAGCGAACCGGAAGCGGCGCCGGAAATCGACTCCGCGCCCGCGAATGCGCCCGTGACGCCCGACAGCGTGCCCGCGATCGTGCCCGAAGCGCTCGCCGATGCGGACAGATACTTGACCGCGTGCAGCATGACGTTATACGACGCTCCGACCGTAGTCGTGATCGTCGCTTTGATCGTCAGCGTCTGCGATGCGGAGTTTGCCGCCCAGGTGAT